ATTTATCGGATTTATTAAAGAATCAGTATCATCAAAACCATCATCGTTAAAATCAAAACTATAGTCACCATTAGAATCTTGTTTTATAGCTTTTGGATTTGAAGTTTTTCTAGCTGGATAAATTATATGTTCTATACCAGCACTATCAGACCATGTCAATTTAACGTAATTAACATAATCTTGTGGTAATATCATTGTAAGTGACGATGGCACTTCTATTTCTTGAGATTTTGTAGATTTAAGTGTATCAAAACTTAATTCCTGTAAAGCTCGCATAGCATGAAACTGTACATCAGTTCTATTTACTTTACTTACCATTTTATTTTCTCCAGTATAGACCATCATAAAGTTATCTATAATATTACCAATAGTAACAAATTGATAATTTATAATATCTTCGTCAATAAACGTTGCTGGATTTGTCCATCTACTTGTATCAACCTCAACATCAATTTCAGCCCCATTAGAGGGAGCGGTACCTAAAGTAAAATCTATATGCCAATAGTCTGTTGCATCCCAAGTTAATACCCAATTAGTTGTAGTTACACCTGCTGAATCTGTTACTGAACTTGGTAATATACTACCATCGATATAAACAGTGGCACAACTAGCACAACTTTGATATGTAAGTGGAAAAGTACTTTGAGTTGTTGATAACGTAAATTTAAGAGTTGTTCCGTCACCAGTAAAAGATCTTCTGCCGCTATAATATTGCTGTTGGTTTTGTTTTAGTAGTGCCATTTATTTATGCTTTTTTTAATTGATTTTTCTTTAAATCTTCTTGATCACCGTATTGTGTAATACCAACATCTTGTATTATTATACCTGCTAATTCCAATATTTTCATTACTAAAGTAGTTTCATCAGCGGGATGATGTTCAAAATTAACTGTTCTAGTTGGATCAGCGTTATATAAAGCTTTCTCAGCTACAACATCATATCCCCATTCTACTTTATTAGGTGTTTTTGTATAATTACATATTATAGGTGTATTTATTATAGCTCCACCATCTCCAAAAACTCTAATACCACTTTCTATACCAGATGTTAAACCTGGACTTCTAAATCTAGTGTATACTGGTCTCATGTTAGTTGGTGATGTTAACGGCGAACTAATCATTCGTAATCGTTGCTTTTCACTTACCTCTTCACATATTCTTCTTTGACCACTAACTGGATCTAAAAAAACAACAGTACCTAAAATATAACAATCCATAGGTAGATTATGTCCACCACCTACAAACGTCATACTTTCTTCTATTGCAAATGCAGCTATTTTTTCATCTAATAAATGTTCTACATCTGCGTAAGCCGTGCTATTACCAGGTAATCTTTCGTTTTGGTTTTTATCATAAAAATACTGTTCGAATACGTCTAAAGAAGCCTGGTTAGCCATTAAATTAAACTCTAAAGGCGTTATATATCCTCTTTGTTCTTTATTGGCAATTGCTAAAACTCTTTGATATACCGTATCTATAAGTACCATATTTATTTATTTTGTTTGTAAGGAAATTTTTTATTAAGCGCTTCTTTTCTTTTATTACAACCACAATCTTTGCTACCTACAACTTTAGCAGCAAATTGCGCAAATGATTTTATCCCTGTAGTTTGTGTAAATTTTTCAATTGTGTCTCCTAATCCTTTTGATTTCATTGTATTTGTTTTTTATAGTAAAACAGCCACCCATTAGTTAGAGTGGCTGCTCACTATAGGTTGTTAGTTTAATCTTTTTTCAATATTTGAATAGATCTCCATTCCTTCATCAGTTTTAAACCAATGTGCTAAAGCAGTGTATGGGTGCTCGTCAAATGGCACAACCATTAACTTTCTACCATTACTACCCCACAAGAAGTTTCTCTGATCAGTAGACAATCTTAATATTCCAGCTTCTACCGCTTTAATACCAAAGTTTCTAAGTTGAACATTTTCATCATCCGCTAACTCTAAGAACAGTTTAGGATTGTTTCTAGCAAATACTAATAAATCACGTCTAAGTTCCTTAGAACTCAACGTAGACACCTTAGAACCAACTTCTACACGCATAATAGCTTCCGCTGTATCAATATCGACGTTTCTCGCTGCTGTTAGAGCATCCACCTCCATATTCAACACTTCTATTTCTTCTTCTGCTAAAGCTGCTGGTTTATATTCTTCATAGATAACATCTCTATGTGGGTGATATAAACTTAGTAGTTTTTGTAGAGTTACTTTTTCTTTTTCTACAAATAGAGCTCCAGATCTAAAAATAATATGTTCTAATCTTTGATCACCTTTCATTTCATCTACAAAAGGAGTTTTTTGATTTTGACAATACTTTAATTCTCTTTCATATCCTTTTTCTTCGTCAAAATAATAAATATTTGCAGATTTTATTGATCTTGATAACGGTCTTTTACCGTCTTTTAGAGTGTACATTCTATCTTTTATTTCCCACTCGTTCTTAGGTTTTATTCTCTCTCTTACTATTGGTTGTTCTACAACCTGTGATGTTTCTACCACATCTTGAACTTGAGGTTTTTCTACCTCAACTTTTTTTGTTTCTTGTTTTTTTGCCATAATATAATATATAATAAAATTAATAAAAAGAAAGGGTCGAGGCCAAAGCCTCGATCCTTAATATAATAAGTGCTTACTTCATTAACATAAAGTTGTTAGCACCTTGAGTAACTAAACATCTTTCAGATAAATAGTGGATTTGCATTGCATCTAAAGCAGATGTAGCAGCACCAACAGAACCTGTAACCCAAGTCTTCATTCGTCTGTTATCAGTTTGTGAAGCTCTATATCTAACGTGTAAGAAAGGACGTTTAAGGTTCTTTCCTAACGCTTGATCATAAACTGTAGATGTACCAGCTGGAACCATAACCCCACGAATAGCAGCGCTAGTCGCTCTAGAGTTAATACCACCTCTTGTAGCTTTGTCGTTTAAGTATCTCATATCTGATTTGTAGAAATCATAAGAACCTCTACGAAATCCAGAGAAACCTAAATTAAGTGCCATATCTTCTGAGTTGTTAAATACTCCGTAAGAAGTACCACCAGCACCATAAGAATTCATTGAAGCTAACATATCATCAACAGCTAACGAAGTAGCTCTATTAACGAACATCATGTTTTCTTCAATAGCACCTTGATTATCAAATTCAGCTAAGATAGCATCGAATTCAGCTAAATCAGTAGCAGCGTTAACACCAGTAACACCAGAAGTTAAATTACCTCTATCTTCGATAGCAGCAAATAAACCTTCAGTACCAGCACCATTAGCACCAGCATCAGCAGATCCTCTAGTTTGACCATTAGCACCGAAACCAATAATAGACGCGGCAGCTGTTCTTTCAGATTCTAACATAGCCATCTCTAAATGATCAGTAAAACGAGCTCTAGTATCACCTTCAGCTTTTAAGTACCACATGTAACCAGATTGTCCAGATTCACCACTTACTTCAACCCAACCAATTTGAGCAGTATCAGATCCAGAGATCTCATAGTAATCTTTCAATATAATTGGTTTGTTAGTAAATGACTTGAACTGTGGTTCGTTAGCACCTCTTGATTCAGTTTTCCACGTACCAGTTTCATCAGAGTAAGATTGTCCTTTACCGTACTCAGAACCGATAACTAGCAAAGTACAAGTCTCAGCGGTTTCAGAGTGACCAGTTAAATCAGCAGCATCATAAGGTTCAACTGACACAGTAGCACTACCTACTTGAGCTTCTACTACTAAAGCTTTAGAAACTTTTCCAGCAGTCGCGATAAGTACAATGTCGTTCACTCTAATACCGTGACTAGTTGGAGTAAATCCATCAGCCGCAATATTTCCATCTATATCAGTAACAACTGTAAACGTACCATTAGTATCACCATCATTATCTAATGTTCCGACGTATGATAGGTGTAATCTTGATTGTTCTGACCAAATAACTTGATCAGATGTCATAGATTCTTCTGCACCAACTTGAGATAAGAAACCCGATATAGTCCTAGGACCAAATACTTCAGCTTCTCTTTCCATTAAGTCAGGCAGGTATTGCTGAGCCCAACCTTGTGTAGCCGTGCTCGTAAAGTCGATATAATTTGAAGTTAGCGTTTGTTGCTGTGGAGCAGCTACACTATTCAAATTAGTCATTGCAGTAATTGCCATAATTTTGTAATTTTAAATTTAACGTTTGTTTTTAATTTTAAACTTGAAATCAGGAGAACTATCACCTAATACTTTAAACTTAAGTCCACCAGCCTCTATCTCACCATGGGATTGTCTAGGTTCCATATTTACATTTTTCCCCTTTTCAATACTAGATTTGATACCGTCTGCTTTTCCTTGTTCGTAAAAGTGATTAGCGATAGCATCAGCATTCATTGCTGTATATAGAGATTTGTGATAACCCTGGGCATCTTTCATAGTATTATTTTCATCAAGAAACTTCTTAATAAAATTACCTATGTCACCTTGAGTGTCTCTAACCTCTTCAGTATTTTTAACATTAAATCTAAATTTCTTATCTCCGACATTATATTCAAAACCTTTGAACTTATCGTTAAAAACTTGATTAGTTTTTTCATTAAATATAGATTTAGTTTGTTCTGCTAATTTCTCGCTTTCTTCTGTTTCCTTGTTGTATCTATTAAAGAAATCAATTGCTTTTTGTTGTTCAGGTGTTAACTTTGAACCAGCTTTGATATCTTCATAGTATTTGGACTTTTGCCCGTCCAGGTGGCTTTTAGCGCTGGCAACTTGCTCTTTTAACGCTAATTTTTTTCTCTGTATCTCTTTTTCACTATCTACGTTTTCGTCATAAGAGAACTGATCTTCCATTAGGAAGTTTATTTCTTTTTGATCTAAGTGAGGTTTTGTTTGTTTATAATATTCTTCCAATAAGGTTAAATTATCAAACTCACTATAATCTTGATTAAGTCTTACATAATCTTCTAAATCACCACCAGTTTCATCCATAAAATTCATTAACTTTTGGATATTCTCTGGTAACTCTTTCTCCGTTTTTTTAGAATCAACAATAGTTTCTTTAGCTTTTGTTTTTAACTGTTCAACTTCTTCTTTAACAGGTTCTTCACCTGTTACTTCCTCAACAATGGGTGTATCTTCATTTTGAACGGACTCTTGTTTTGGTGATACTTCTTCAACCACTTCTTGTATAACCTCGGTTGGTTGATCTGTAACCACGTCTGCTGCTTCTTGCTTTTGATCGGCATTTTCTTCTGTTTTTGGTGGTTTACTTAAATCTACCTTAGTTATAGTTTGTTCTATAACTTGTGGTTTCATTCTCATTTTTTCTTTAACCTTAGTAACATTACCTTTAGTCTCGTTACCATCTGGTTGTTTTTCTGTTTTTTCTTTTACGTTAAGTTTGCCTACTTCGTTATCTACTTTCGGCTCTTCTTTTTTCTTTTTTGCCATAATATAATATAATAATAGTTAATAAATAATTAAATTAAAATCCTAAGTTTATACCACCTAACGTATCATTACCTATTGATTCAAAATTCTTAGGTGGTTTCTCATTGTTTCTTTGATCAATTAATTCACTTTGTTGAGACGCTTGGATTTTAGTTCTTTCGTCTTTACGATCTTCTTTTTGCTGATCTCTATTTCTTGTTGACTCAACTTCCATTTGCTTTAATTTCATATTGTACTGAAACTCTAATTCCATCAATTGCTTTTTAATATTAGCTTCATGTTGTAATTCTTGGGCTTTCATTTGAGATTTCGCTTGCTCTACTTGTATTTGTGTTTGAGATAAAGCTTGTTGTTTTTGTACCTCAGATTGTGCCGCTGCTTGTTGTTGTTGCGCATTCGCTTCGGCTTGCACACGTATATTTTCTTGTTGCATTTCTTGATCTCTAACCATTTTCTGTTTTCTTCTTATTTTAAGAACTTGATTAGCGAGTTTAACATTTTTTATTTCTCTAATATCAATAGCATCTTCTAGCTCTATACCGCCCTGAGCAATTGCTTGTTGTATATTATTTTCTAATATTTGTTTTTCTTCTTCATCTGGCGCTAGTTCTATAAATATACCAAAGTCATAAAGATGTAGTTCACTTATTTCTTCTAATGTAGCTACATTATGTACACCTATACCTCTTACGAAAGCTTCTCTTGTTGGTGAGTATTCTATAACATCAGATATTCTAAGAGATAAACACTCAGCTAACTCAGCTGTTAAGAAAAGACCAGCTTGTAAAATATGTCTAGTAGCTGTGTTACTATTGGCAGCGGCTAATTTTTGAACACCAACCAAAGCGTTTGGATCAGGAGTTGTACCATCTCTAGCTTCATTTAAACCGGTTACGTCACGAATCATCTGCAAGTAATAATTATAAGTACCAATTAAAGATTGTAATTTTTGTCCACCAGATCCGCTTTGTATTTCTTGGATAGGTATTTTACCAGGATTCATATCTCCTTCTTGCGTAAATGATCTACCAATTATAGATCCAGTTTGGAAGAACATATTTAAAGCTTCTTGAGGATTATAATTAGTACCGTTACCCAAATCAATCTCAGCTAAACCATCAGCATCTAAATAAACACCATCTGGTGTCATTCTTGACATAACTTGTTGTAATTTAAGATGTGTCAATTGGATCATGTCAGCAAAACCCGTTATTCTACTTACAAGTGATTCTATACGTCCTTCATACATTCTAGGAGCTACAATAGAATAATTCATTTTAACTTTTGTATAATCACTCTTAGGTCGCATCATGTTTTTAGACATTTCCCACTTTATAAGTTTATCAGTACCTAATATCAAAGCGCCTTCATATAGACACTCAATAGCTCTAGAAACCTTACTATAATCACCTTCCATACTTTCTGGAGGATTAAAAGAATCATCTTTAGGTATTATTTTGTCAGCGCCAGTTCCAGTTTCTTTAACTTTATAAACCTCATTCATGTAGGTTTTGTAATTGAAGTATAACACTTGTACAGTGTTATTATCTATACTACTATCACTTATACCGTATCTCTGATGATTAGCTCCTCTATTTTTAACAATATCTTCTAAATCTTCATTTTCTAAATATGGAAATTGCTTTACTAATTCATTTATTGGAATATTTTTTACTTCACCAACATAATATATATCATCAAAATAAGGAGAATTAGTATAAGAATAAACTAAATTAGATGGATCAACATAATCAATAACAATACCTTCAGAGGTATTAAATGAAGATTTAACACAACCTATACCTATAGTTGTTAAATCATAATAAAAACGTTTTTTAGTTAACTCGTATCTATTACCGTCTAATAATACGTTTATAGCTTGTTCTTCTGCTAACTCTATAGCCTGTTTATAAGTTAACTGCATGTGAAGCTTTAATTCTTCTTCTGTTTCCGGTAATTGCTCTCTATCGTTTTGATATAAATTTACACCAAAAGCACTTAAAGCATAATCATTAAGTTCTTTACTACGCATATCTGCTAAAACAGATTCCATATATTTAGTACGTTTGCTAACTCCATAAGGATCTTGACAATACGCTTTTATATCGTAAGTTCTCTCTGTCATACCATTAACTACTATATCTACAAACTTAGATATAATTGGAACTGGTTTCCAATCTAAATTAAGATAGGACAAATCGCCATTAATTGACAACTCATCCTTGTACTTTTGAATTGGCTGTTCACCTCTAGCGTATAATCTTAAGTTATGAAAATTATTTTGATTATATACGTATTTATTACTTTGGCTATTATCAAACCATTCTTTCTCAATAGCTTTAGCAACTTTTAGTCCGTATTCAAAGCTTAACTTCTCTACATCACTAACAACTTGACTTGGAAAATAACTCCTTATAATTGAATCGGCCATATTTATTTTTCTATTAATTTAGACATACTACCTTTATTTTCATATTTAGCAATATTTATATTTAACGCTTGTTTTTTAATTTCTGCATTGGGTCTGTATAGATGTCTATTACATGCCATAACAGCTAATCCAGAACTAATTGTAGCATCATGCTTTGTTCTCTTTGTTATATCGAATCTAGTCCAATCATTCAAAGTCCTATTAAAGTACATGTCGCCGTGCGTTCCATCTTGTTTCATACCCACGTGATCTTGAATATACATCTCAATTGCCGCGGCGTGGGCTTGTTTTATATCTTCACTAGAATTAGGAATTCCCCCAACTTCTTTTTCCGCTATAGATAATTTGTTCCACACTTTATCTGGTCTATTCATACTAAACCCTCTATAACCTCTTCTTCTGAGATAATAAAGTAATCTAGGTTTGTTATTCTCACATAATATTGGCATACCATAAAAAACTAACGCCATCAAAACGTCTTCAAAAAATATTTCAGCGGTTTGTGGTCTAGCTAAATATTCTAAGAAAAAACTATTTGGCGGTGCGTTTTCCATAGAGAATTTAGTTAAACCATGAAGAGCACCTTTAGAACCTTCACCATCTACAGTTCCTGATATATCATAAGAGTCACAACCGAATGCCCCCATGTGTTCATTACCCGGATAGCGTAATCCGTTTTTTAATATTACGTTATTTTGTAAATTTATATCAGGGGTCCAACTAATCTTAAATCTCCCTTGTTGATCTGGGTAAAAAATTACTTGAGTATCTTTTATACCATTAACCCACTGAAAATTACCTGTTGAGATACCAAGAGTTCTAGACATTTCCTCGTTATAATCTATTTGTTCATATATTTTCACAAGATTAAATATACTTCCAATAGCTTCATCTCTAAACGCGTGTTCAGTAGTTTTAGGAAATTGCCTATAAAACTCGTTTAACGCATCGTGATCCCCCTTTAACCCATCAGCTTCGTTTTGCCAATGTTCTATTATACCTATATCTATTAATTCACCGTCTGGGCCGAACACATCGACGTCAGGTGTATCAAATACTGGAATTCCGTACTCGTCAATAAATCCTTCGTAGTTCCATTCCATTGGGATAAACAAAGAATAGAGACCAGACTTAGTCTGACCATTTCTATTTCTCTTAGTGACATCGGATGCGTTGTATAATTTTTTAAAATTTTCTCCACCTTTATCTAAAGCGTTTGAAGTAGAGCCCATCATACATTTACCAACAATCCTACTACCTAATCGTAAACATGTTTTTGTAACTCTCCAATTATTTAATATATTATCGGGTCTTTCCCATTTACCACTTTCATCATGTACTAATAGATTAAGTTTTTCACCATCATAACTATTATCTCCAGTGTTTTTCCAATCAATAGTCGTGTCTAATCCTTCTAATTCTTCTAATTGTTCGTTGGTTGTTATTTTTTTCCTAGTAAATTTACTAGCTGGAACTCTATATGCTAATTCTGTTTTTGGTCGATCCATACCATCTTGAATCGGTTTAAAAAAGAATGGATAGTTTATACTAATAGGTACAACTTTATCAGTAAACATTTTTTTGGCATCTGAACCCGTTTTAGAAAGTATCCCATATCTACTATCACTTGCTAAAGTGGCTAAGTTAACCGCTTCGGCAGATGACATAAAAGAAAATCCTGAACGTCTGTTCTTTAGATAACACATTCCATAACATCTTTTATCAGCTTTACAGGCCTCCCAAAATATAAAAAATAATCTATTTGCTTCTCTAAAGTCTGGGGCACCTACATCTATTTTGCTCCACTGAAGATACATATAATGCGTACCTGTTATGTATGTCGCTTTACCTTTATTGTTAAACCAAAATCCCTCATCTCTTCTTTTAAACTCCTCATCTATATAATCATACCACTGCTCTTTATTTTCGTCAGGATAATTTCTCCAATCAAATATATTTTTTAATCTACTTAATTCTTTTGGAGGTTCTATTTTTACCCATTTCCGTTTCTCATGCACATGCACCCCTCGCACTGGTTCCAACGGCAAGCCAATTCGCAGACCTTGGATTTCATAGATTTCTCCAATTTTGCCAGTTTTTGAGATAACGACGATATCATGTTCTTTATTATATCCATATTTCCATTTTTTACCTCTATTCATACGAGTTATAGTCGTACGTTTAATAGGTTCGATTATTTTAAATAGTGTTTGCTCGTAACTCATTTCGATCTTCCTTCTGCGAATCCTTT